AGGATATGCAAGAGATTTAGCACAAGAAAGAATAACACAGGCAGAAGTATCAGAAGATATGAAGTGTACTGTAGCACACGTGTCTAGAATGTTTGCAGCATATAAAGAAGATATGCAACGTGAGATGGAACAATCCGAGTGGTCAGTACCAAAAGAAGCACAGGATTCGTTAAAATCTTTTTCTAAGTTTCGTAAGCGTTATTTCTTGACAGAGAAAGGCAAGCCGTTTATAACAGCACCTTTTCATACAAATTGGATTAAGAATATTTTGAAAGCTATTAAAGAAGGTGGACAGCTACAGATATTAAGTCCTCCACGACATGGCAAGACAGAGCTACTTATACACTTTTGTATTTGGGAAATCTGTAAAAATCCTAACATACGTATTATGTGGGTAGGTGGTAACGAAGATATTGCTAAGAACTCTGTAGCATCTGTATTAGACCAACTAGAAACAAATGAAAAACTAATAGAAGATTTTTGTGGACCGGGTGGTGCTTTTAAACCCGCAACACGTACAGGTAAGTCTTGGTCACAAACAGGCTTTACTGTAGCAACTCGTACAGTATCAGGAATTAAATCTCCTACTATGGTCGGCATAGGTAGAGGTGGTAAGATATTATCAAGGGACTGCGATTTAATTATTGCAGACGATATTGAGGACCACAGTTCTACTGTGCAACCCTCAGCTAGAGAACATACAAAGAATTGGTGGACTACAACTTTGGGGTCAAGAAAAGAGGAACACACGGCAATAGTAGTAATTGGTTCTAGACAGCACCCTGAAGATTTGTATAGTTCATTGTTAAATAACGAAGCATGGGAAAATATAGTAGAAGAAGCTCATGACAGTAGTTGTCAGTTACCTACAGAAGATTACGAAGCACATTTAGATTGTATGTTATGGTCAGGTTTTAGAACATTCAAATGGTTAGAGGGTAGAAAGCAAGACTCTATGACTACAGGTGGTTTAGCTAGATTTGAAATGGTATATCTTAATAAAACAGTTGCAGGTGGCTTAACAATATTTAATCCGGACGATATAGAGGAATGTAAAGATTACGAAAAAGTATTAGGGCATATACCTAAAAATTCTTATTTAGTTGCAGGATTAGACCCTGCTGCTACAGGGTATCAAGCTGCTGTGTTATGGGCAGTTACTTATGAACCATTCAAGATGGTGTTAGTAGATATAGACAATCAACATGGTGGTGGTATAGACCAAGCATTAAGAGTTATACAAGAATGGAATCAGAGATATGAATTGTATCATTGGGTAATTGAAGAAAACAACTTTCAGAAAGCTATTAGACAAGATACACGTATAAAAGATTTTTGCAACCAAAGAGGCATTATTTTAGAAGGACATGAAACATACAAAAACAAATGGGACCCTGCATTTGGTGTTACAGCTATGGCTAACTTGTTTGAAGATAGAAAAGTTGTTCTACCTTACAAGAATGCTGAGTCACAAATCAAAGTAGATTTATATAAAAAACAGTTAGTATATTTTGCTAGCAAAGGTCAATCTAAAAACAAACACGTTTCCGACATAGTTATGGCTAGTTGGTTTCCTATGAAAGTTATTAGGCGACTAAGTAAAGTTTCTTATGCTAACATGGAATATGATTACGAGCCAAGTTATTCTGGTTATAACGAATCAACTTGGAATGAAGTACCTTGGAGATAAATGAAAATAGATAACATCATAGATAGAGTTTCTGAGCTATATGATTTACACGACAGAGCTTTACCTGATAGAAACAGATTTAGAAATATATTAAATGGTGGTTCAGACGGCATAAGAGAATTGCTAGGTAATACTGCTGATACATCACAAGGAGAGTTACCTGCACCTAACTTGCTTTTATCTGCGTTAGATAGAATTGCACAAAAGATAGGTAGAGTTCCTAATCTTGAAATACCTTTAGCTGTTAATAAAGATAGCGTAAGAGCTAAAGATAGACGAGATAAATTAGAACGTATTGTTAATTCTTATGACGAACATCAGAAACTAGATATGCAATTACCACAAGTAGGTAGATGGCTACCGGGTTATGGTTTTGCAGTATGGACAATAGAAACAAAATATGGACCGGGTGGAGTTCCATATCCATGTGCTAGATTACGTGACCCTTATGATTGCTATCCGGGTTACTATGGTGTAGGTCAAGAACCACAAGAGTTAGCTGTTATACGTAGAGTACCTCCACCAACATTAGTTAAAATGTATCCTGAATTAAAACCATATTACGATAGTAAAAATAGACGTAAAGCCGGTAGCACAATGTTAGTAGGTACAGGCAATATGAACTCTAATGACGAACCTAGATGGGAAACACAAAAAGGTGGAGATGTCATTGTAGAGTATATGGAAGATACAGGTACATACGTAGTACACCCAGGTGCAAAAAGAATATTGGATTTTATTCCTAATCCATTAAAATCAGGTCCGCAATTCGTTGTGGCTAAAAGATTTAGCTTTGATAAATTACAGGGTCAATTTGACCAAGTAATCGGTCTAATGTCAGCAATGGCAAAGATAAACATTATGTCTGTTATTGCCATGGAAGATGCTGTATTTACCGAAACAAATGTGATTGGTGAGTTAGAGTCAGGACAATATAGAAAAGGTAGGCACGCAATAAATTACCTATCTCCGGGTACACAAGTTGTAAAGCCGGTGAACAATCTGCCTTATCAGTTGTTTGACCAAGTAAGTCGTCTTGAAAGACAATTGCGAGTCGTAGCCGGATATCCGGTACAAGATGACGCTATCTCACCAAACTCATTTGTAACAGGTAGAGGACTAGAAGAATTACAAAGTGGTGTTGGTGCAATAGTTCGTGAGTATCACACAATATTAGGAAATGCTTTAGAACAAGTAGATATGAAACGACTTGAATATGATGAGCTTATGTTCGGTAATGTTAAAAGAACAATATCAGGAATATACAGAGGTAGCATATTTGAAGAAAACTACACACCTGATAGAGATATCAAAGGTGCATATAAAACTGTGCGTAAGTATGGTGCTATGGCTAGCTTTGATGAACCTCAAAAAATTATTACAGGTTTACAATTATTGCAAGCGGGTATTATCGACAGACAAACCATGCAAGAAGAAATGGACGGTCTTGATAATTTGCAATTGATAAATGACAGAATAACAAAAGAAAAAGCTGAAAGAGTTTTGTTTGATTCTTTACTTGCACAAGCACAACAGGGCAACATGCAAGCAATGAATGCATTAAGTCAGATATATAAAGAACCAAAAAATATGGTAAATATATTAAATGATTTCTTTGCAGCAGAACAAGAAGCACAAGAAGAACAACAAGCAATGATGCAAGCTGCTGCTATGGCACAGCAAGGTGGATTGCCTAGTGTTCAACAAGCATTTGGAGGTGTTGGTGGACAAGTTTAACGAAATTATATATAAAGAATTTGGATATGATGTTAGCGTTGCCGAACAGATAATGGCTAAGCATCAAGCTAAATTAGATACCTATAACGAAACAGTAGAAAGTGACTTTCAATTACCTGAAATACATTTTCCGGGATTAGGTTTTATACGAATAGAATTTATACAAGAGGACGATATAAATGGCTAAAAGAAGAACAAGAGATAGCAACCCTGTAGCAGGTGGAAGACCGTCATACGATACACAACCTGTACAAAATATTCCTAGAGCAGCAGGTGACCCTACAGGTCAAAGTGCTAGTTTTGTAGCACAACAACAAGGAGCACCTTTAGCTAAAGAAGCAGAACAAGGTGTAGTACCTTCAGGAGCACAAGAAAATGCAGCAGCACAAGTAATGAACTTACCTGATGCATTCGGACCAAGCACCGGTGGAAGTATTCCTGTAAGCAGTAGTATTCCTGCAGTTGGTCCTGCACTATCTATGAAAAATGGATTATCTGCTGATGATGTAGATTTACTATTAGAAGAAATAAATGCTATTGTTCCAAGTTACGAAACTGCAGCACTAACTAGACGAGGACAAGTATCTAGACAAGAGAATATATAATGGCTTTGTTCTATCACATGCCTCCATGGATGGAGGATAAAGCTGCAAAACAAGCAGAAGCTAAAAATGCAAAACGTAAAGCATTTAGAAACTACGTATCTCAAAATCCACAATTTACATCTCGGTTACAAGAAAATTCTGTATCATTTGGCTTTCTACCTACCGATACTATTGTTGGTGCATCATTATATGGATTAGACCCTAATAGACCTGAGTGGGACGCAATAGTAGATAAGTGGCTACAGAACGAAGCAGAGGAACAATCAAAGTTTAAAGAAGCAGGTAAGTCTGCATTACGTATGGCTTTTACCGGTTTGCAATCAATGGCAGACTCTATAGATAAAACTTATAAAGCAAATGCTATGGCATTAATGGATAGAGGTATGAAGCCATGGAATATATTAGCTTGGGGTGCTATGAGTACTCTTGACCCTTCATATGCTGATGACGTAATGAATTATTACAGAGCACAACCTGATACACCATTTGTACAAGCAATTAACAAAATGAAAGCCGGAGAAAAAGTAAATCTTGGTGATGGAATATTAGGAGAAAGTCAAAAGGCAGAAGATACTGAAATATTTAAACAGTTAGTAGGTATGGGTGCTGACCCTAATATTGTTGGACAAAGATTACAAGAAGAAATGGGTGCTCCTATAACAAGTGACTACAGAGAAGAAGTTGCTAACTTTGGTAGCTACACAACTAACAATGGTACAGTTCCTCTGTCTATTGGTAGAAACATAGCAGTTGAGTTATTTGAACCGGACGATTGGCAATTTAAATTAATGTCCACAATATTTGATGGTGCATGGAGATTAGGTACAGACCCCGGATTATGGCTAGGTTCAGGTTACGGAAAGTTAGCAGCACAAGTTAAAAAAGCACCTTCAGTATATACAAAAGGTTTTATAGAAAGTGGTGAGGCTTTAGGTGCAGCACGTTCTGCAGGATTAGTAGATACAATGTACAGACGTTTAATTAATAAACCTGCACTTAATGATTACTTTAGAAAATCTGAATCAGGATATCGTATCGCACAATACTTAGCTAATGCTAAAACACATAGTGAAATACAAGCATTATTAAAGTATGAAGGTACTGCTGCATTGTATGGTGCAATTAAAAAAGCAGATACACCTGAACAAGTTATTGATTTACTTGTACCACATATGGGTACATCAATTAAACATAGATTAGATGCTACTTCTTTATTAACACGTGCAGTACCTACTAGAGTTGCAGGTGGTTTATATTCTGCTGCTAAAGGTAAAGGATTTCAATATGGTTTTGATGTAGGTAGTGCAACTGCAGTTAGGTCTTTAGGTGCAGATGGTACAGCATTAGGACAAATGTTAGCTAGTGCATTTCCTGTAGAAAAATTAGAAGTTAGAAATCTAGATAGAACATATAAACAATTATCAGAATGGATGAAGTTTGCAAATGTATCTATTAAGAAACAAGATGAAGTATTAGATAGAATTGCAGAGATGGCATCACGTCAAGCTGTGACTGATGACTTAAACTTTGTTGATAACTTTAACACTATTGTTGATATATGGAATAACCCTGCCGGTACAGGTGTGCTTAACGAAATTACTGATAGTTTAAAAAATGCAGGAATACCTGAGTCAGTATTAAAAGGTGTAGAACAATGGTGGGCATCAGTTGATGAAACTAGAAAATATTTTGTTACTTTAGGACAAAAAGAAGGTATAGGTATTAATACAGGTCAGATAATACCGGGTCAAAAATTTAAATCATTAAAAGTTAATGGTGAAGAAATATTTATATCACAACCTACTGCTCAGCTTATATCAGAGTATGTATCAGAAGGTTTTATACCAATGCCTGATATTAGAACTTTTATAAAACTTGTTGGACCTCTGCGTACGTTTATAGGAAAAGTATTGACATTAGGTTTAGCAGATACAGCAAGTGTACAAAAATTTATGAACAAACCATTAGCACGTGCTATAGAACTAGGAGTAAAAAGAGAATTAGATGATGTTGCTCACGGTTCATTAAAAGGATTAGAAGCTATTGAGGATTTGTTTTATAAAGGTTTTGTAGCTAAAGCAACAAGAGTTTCTAAGCGTGGTGAATATATAGAAGATGCTATATCTTTACAAGAAGCAGCTATCACTAGACTTTCTAGTGGGATTATGCAAAGTTTATGGAAACCATTAGTGTTGTTACGTCCTGCATGGACAGCACGTGTTATAGGTGAAGAACAATTACGTATGGCATCTGCTAATTTAGATTCAGTATTTTATCACCCATTGTCATGGATGGGTTGGGTATTAGGTAGAACACCTGCAGAAAGAAGTAAACTTTTGAAAACTGTTACAAAAATCAAAGGTGATGAAGAAGAAGCAATTATAGCATTTCAAAAGTTTCAAGATAGATTTAGTAAAGGAATGTATGACATTACAGGTAATATATCATCTCATCATTATGACCATATAGCATCTATGTCTGTAGGTCACGGTGGTTGGTTAGGTGTAGACCCTGAACGTTCTAGATATTGGAAATATGTAAACAGACCTACAGGTCCTGATATAGAAGGTTTTGATAAAGGTTGGGCTAGAGGTTTATTTATATTAGAGAAAGACCCATTAGTTAAAGAACTAGCACAGTTTCACCGTACAGGTATGACACAAATTAGTTTAGATGAGATAGTAGAAAGATTTACTAACGGTGACCTTAGATACATTAGAGAAGCATTTGCAGGAAATGTTGATGATGCTTTTGTTAATAGTAAAAAAATAGTTTTAGAATCAGACCAAAAAGCTAGAGAATATGTTGAATCAGTTTATGCTCGTATGCATTATGAAACAGGTGGTGCATATGAAGTTGTAAATACAACTACCGGTCGTGTATATGGAATGGGTGAAGAAATAAATCCTCAAGAATGGATTAATGATGCATTTACTTATCGTATTACTAAACAAGGTGACAGAGAACTTATTCAAGATTTCTTAGGTGCTTCTCCTAAAGAAGGTGGTTTAATATCACAATTTACATTAAGAGATATGGTTAATCCTGTTACTCAAAAAGAATATATTATTAATCTTGGTGAAGGTGAATCACAAGAAGCGTATAAATTATTTTCAAAATGGTTAGGTACAAAAAAAATTCCTAATAGACCACCTACTGTAAAGTTACAAAGATTCGATGTATCACACGGGTGGGGTGACTCATTAGACAAAGCTTGGGAAAGTTTATTTGATGTATTTATGTCAAGACCTACAAATCAATTGTCACGTTCACCTGCCTTTAGGCAATTTTATTGGGACGAAATAGCTGACTTGTTACCACATATGGATAATGCATTACGTGACCAAGTAACACGTATGGCATACAAGTCTAATGTTATGAAAGGTAGTCTTGGTAAGAAACTTAAGAAAGGTATTGCTGAGCAAAAAACAGGTAATTATAAAGTTACTTTATTAGATAGTGATATTGTAAATGTAGATAACATGGCTAAAGCACAAGCTCTAACTAAAACACAACACTTGTTGTATGACTTAAACAAAAGACATGTAACATCTGAGATACTACGTAACCTTATTCCATTCGCTGAAGTGTATATCGAAGTATTAGGAACATGGAAAAAGTTGCTATCTAAAAACCCTGCTATACCACGTTACTTACAAATGGGTATTGACGGTGCAAAGAAAAGTGGATTTATTTATACAGACCCACAAACAGGAGAAGAATTTTATAACTTCTCACAGTTTGGAGATAGATTACTTACTAAATGGTCAGTAGGTAATAGTGATGAACAAGTTGGTGATGTACAAGCTAGAGTTCAAACACCTTCTAGATTAGAAGGATTAAATATGATTACAGGTGGTATAGGTCTAGGTTTAGGACCATTAGCAACTGTACCTATAAATTATATGTTGCCACCGGCAGAATTAAATACTGATATGGAAAAACTTATATTTCCATTTGGAAGACCTGATGAAATATCAGCACAATTTTTACCGGGTTGGGTAAGAAAAATACAATCTATATATAGTGATGACCCACAAAAAAGAAAATTATTTGAAGATACAATGATACAAGTTATGCAGGTACATCTTGATACAGGATTGTATGATGACTCTACACCTGAACTACAAGCTAAATCATTAGATAGAATTAAAAAAGGTGCTAGAAATATTGTGCTGTATAGAGCTGCAACTCAATTTGTATTACCTACACAGGCATTTGTTAAGTATGACTACAAGACAACAGCACCGGGTGCAGCATTACATCTAACACCTGATGAGATAGAAGAAAACCCACAATGGTTTGAAACTACATTGTTTAGTGATGCATACTACAGAGCGTTAGCTAGATATGATGGCGATGAGTTAAGAGCTACAGATTGGTTTATAAAACAGTTTGGATTTAATCCTGTTGCATTAACTACTTCTAAATCTAGAGAAAATGTTCCTACATCATATACAGAGAAAGGTACATTCTTTGCTGCAGCTAATCCTGATTTATTTGCAAAGCATCCTAATGTTGCATATTGGTTATTTCCTGATGCACCTACTGATGAATTTTATTTAACAGCATATACTAACGCATTTATTACAGGTGCTAGAAAAGCTAGAAGTTTAGATGAGTGGTATGAAGATGGATACAAAACAGGACTATTTAACTTAGCTAAAGAAAATTTAAGACGTAATTTGTATGAAAATCCTAACATGGCACTAGATGCTACAGCTAGAGATAACTTGTTTAAAATGGGCGTTATAGAGCTAGCAGACGTATATCAGATAAAAGAGTACCCGTCTATAAGTGCTGTGCCTATTGATTCTCAAATGGACGAATTAAAGCGTATGTTAAAGAATGAAGCAGATACTGTAGTTAAGCTACCTGATGGTCGTAGTGTAAAAGTAAAAGATTTACCTGTGGCTAATGTTTTAAATGCATACTTACAACAAAGAGAATTAATGTTAGGTGGATTAAGGTTCAGAACAGGTGATGCTACAGCTTCATTAGCAAGAAGTGATGCACAACAAGAACGTGCATTGTTACAAGATGTAGCCGATAAATTGATGAGAATATCGCCTGATTTTTACTTTTGGTTTTATAATGTTGGTGTGCGAGAGTTTAGAGATACTGATACAATGGACTTACCACTATTTGACGGATTTGAATTATGACAGTACAAGAAGCTTATAACAAAATATTACCTTTACTTGAATACTATATTGTAGCTGATTTGTTTACAGCACAAGGTACTAAAGAACAAGCCTTTTTAAATGATAGTTCTATAGAAAAACAAATAAATGAAATAACAAGTTCTATGCCTTATGAATTAAGTGATGCAGAAATAATAGAATTAAATCGTAGGTTATTAACAGAAGGTAAGAATATATTTAATTATTTTGACACCAACATAAATGCTTTATCAAAAAGAAAAGAAGATTTAGATATAGCATTACCTACATTAGTAGAAGAAGCACCTGAACTATGGGCAGATATATTAGACCAAAGCAGAATGACTGATGCTGAAAGAGAATATGAAGAATGGATACAGTCACAATCAGGTGTAGCAGAAATACTAGGTAA